CCCAGGCGCAGCGGCGGTTTTTTCGCTGGGCCGCGGCACACCCGAAGCAGGCCGGCGTGGCGAAGGCGGTGTCGAAGGAATTCAACGCCAGCGATCCCGGCGGCAAGCTGCCGGAACGGAAGACCAAGAGCAACGATCAGCGCGCCGCCGCCCGCTACGGCAAACGGCGTTAACGTGGCGTTGAACCCTCAGACTCATCCTGCGCTCCGTGCACGCAAGGGATGCGACCGATGGCCGACAAGGACCAGCTGATGAACGGCGCCAGTTCCGCGGCGATCGCGGCGGGCGAAGGCGCGCAGTCGAAGCCGGCATGGCGCCCCGACCCGAGCCTGGTGGCGCTCGCCGAGCGGCTCGTCGTCGACGTCAAGAGCGGCGCCGTCACCTCGCTGGCGGCGCTGCTCGTCAATGCCACCGGCAACGTGCAGTGGCCGGCGCACGGCACCCAGGCGCTCGAGCTTTATTTCGGCGCCGCGGCGTTCCAGCGGCAGATCGAGCAGCTGCTGACCGGCCGGAACAATTCGCGGATCCTCCGGCCCGGCGGCTGATGAATCGCCTCTACCGCATCCTGATCGGCCAGCCTGAGACGCCGTTCGAGCGCCACGCCGCGCTCGGCTTCGTGGCCGTCTGGGTCGCGATGGATGTTTCGCAGTGGTGCGACTGGCTGGCGCGGCTGATCGGGCTGTGGTGACGCGGAGCGGGCGCCGATGGCGAAGAAGCACTGGATCAAGACCGCCATCAAGCATCCCGGCATCGAACAGGACCGCGCGCGGCGTAACGGCATCTCGACCCATGCGCAGCTCGAGCGCGATGCCCATTCCGGCAATCCGACCTTGAAGGCGCGCGGCAAACTCGGCCTGCGCTTCGAGACCGGCGGCGACCTGCATCGCAAGCCGAAAACCTCTGACGAGCGTGCCAGGGCGCGCTACGGGAGCAAGTGATGGCGAAGAAGAAAGGCCGCTGGCAGAAGCCGGCCGGCAAGCCCGCCAAGGCAAAGAAGCCCGGCGCCGCCGACCAGGCCGCGCTCGAGGCGGCGCTGACGCAATCGGGCGATCCGGGCAATGCCGGCGCCGCGGCCGCGCCCGCCGCATCTGCCGCCGCGCCGCCGTCCGGCGCACCGATGACCGATCAGGCGCGGATGCTGTCGCGCTATGGAGCTGGGAGCTGAAACATGGCCGACAATCGCGACCGCACGAGCCGCTACGCCAACCCGCCGAAGGGCGCCAAGAAACACGGCGCGCCCGGCGCTGACGCCGCCGAGACCAAGGCGGAAAAGACCGCCGGCGGCGACAACGCGCCGCATCCGGACAATCCGGACCAGGCCGGCAAGGTCGGCGCTGATGCCGGCCCGGCGGCCGGCGAGGACGCGACCTGGGGCGAGGTCGCATCGCGGCACACGCGCGAGCACGGCGACATGCTCAAGCGCCACGGCGAGGAAATGACGGCGACGCACGAGCGCCACCATTCCGAGGCCCGCACCATGCACAAGCGCCATCACGGCGAGATGAAGGATACCGCGGCCGCGGCGCATGCCGCCGAAGCGACCGCCGGCGCGCCGAAGGAGCTCGGCGACGCCAAGAGCGAAGGCAAGGCCGGCACGAACGCTTAATCCCGCGCGCCCGACGCGCTGCTAGAGGAGACATCGAAATGGCGAAGATCCAACACAACAACGGCCAGGTGCTGGTCTGCACCGACGACGTCGAGGCGGCGAAGAAGAATTTGCTGCTGGTGACGTTCGACCGCGCCCACGGCCTGGTCACCGGCGGTCACGCGGTGTGGCTCGAGGCGCCCGAGGCGCCGAAGGAAGAGCAAGTGCCGGCCGGCGAGGCGGCGGCAGATGCCGCACCGGCCGGCGCAGCCGCGGCGCTCGACTAAGCGGTCCAATCTTTCCTCGTTCGAACGGCCGGCCTCGCGCCGGCCGTTTTTGTTTTCAGCTCGCCGGAGGTGCCGATGGCCCACTTCGCCAAATTCGTGTCGCTCGCGCGCTCGCCCGACGAGCTCAAGGAGCAGGCCAAAAAACAGTATGGGCCGTCGATGGAGCAGCCGGTGTTCCCATACGGGCTATGCCTCTCGCTTGACGAGGACACCATCAAGAAGCTCGGCCTCGACACCGACGACTGCGAGGTCGGCGCCAAGATCCACCTCTGCTGCATGGCCGAGGTGACCGATTTTTCCAAGCGCAAGATGGACGACGGCATCTCGCGCCGCATCGAGCTGCAGATCACCGACATCGCATTCGAGAACGAGGGCACCGAAGGCGCCGCGGCGTTCGACAATTCCGAGCGCATGAGCAAGCGCTACGGCATCGGCAAGGCCGCGGCGGAGGACGAATGACCATGCGCCGTCTGGTCTCGGCCGCCGTCGCGCTCGGGCTCCTCGTCGCCGCGCTCGCGGTGCCGCGGCTTGCCTTGGCGCAGGTCCACGTCGGCGTCTCGCCGGCACAGCTGTTTGCCTGCAATCGGTCCGCACAATACAGCGGCGGTGCCGCCACCACCAAGCTGGTGACCGGGATTTCCGGCACGCAGATCTATGTCTGCGGCTTCGTCTTTGCCGGCAACGCCGCCGCCGGTACCGCGGCGCTCGAATATGGCGCCACCGGCGGCTCGTGTCCGTCGCCAACTTTGATCACGCCGGTGTTCGGGGTCGGCGCCGCGACCAATCCAGGCCTTGTCGATCACCCGCCCACCTATGGCGGGCTGCCGCCGGTGCCTGGTGTCGACGATCTATGCGTCGTCACCACCGGCACCGCGACGCAGGTCGTCGTCTATTACACGCAGTTCTGATCGTGACCACCCAGCTCGGCCCGGTCGACGTCTGCAACATGGCGCTGAGCCAGATTGCGGCGCGCGCTTCCGTCACCTCGATCACGCCGAGCGATGGCACCGTCGCCGGCGACGCCTGCGCGCTGCTGTACCAGCCGACGGTCGATGCGTTCGCCCGCGCGGCGCACTGGAACTGCCTCCGCTTTGCCACCGGCAACGGCAAGACCAAGGTGCCGGTGCTGACGCTCCTGGCCGCGGCGCCCGGCACGCCGGAGAACGTCAACGGCACCACCTTGCCGCCGGCGCCGGCGCCGTGGCTGTACGAATACGCGCTGCCACCGGACTGTCTCAGGGCGCGCTTTATCGTGCCGCAGATCGGTTCGCAGGCGCCGTCGCCGCCGCTCACCACCGGCTCGACGATGTATACGCCGCTGCTGTCGCGAAACGCCGGCGTTCCGTTCACCGTCGCGGTCGACTTCGACCAGGACGGCAACGAGATCGCGGTGTTGCTCACCAATGTCGGCACCGCGCTCGCCGGGCCGCCGATCCTGGTGTACACGCGCCGGCTGCAGAACATCGGCTTGTGGGACTCGCAGTTCCTGATGGGCGCCAAGGCGGCGCTCGCCGCCTGGCTGGTCAACCCGGTGAACGCTTCGGCCTCGATGCTGCAGGGAGCCATGGCGATCGCCAAGGGCACGCTCGACGCGGCGCGGATTTCCGACGGCAACGAGGGGCCGCAGAGCGCCGATCACGTGCCGGACTGGATCGCCGGCCGCTACGGCGGCCGCGGCCGGATCTTCGCCGGCGGGTTTTTTTCCTCGTGGGATGCGTTCGCATTCCCCGGCGGCATCACCTACTAGCCCCGCGCGAGCTGGGTTGGCGGGCGGCAGCGAGCGCGGGGCAGAAAAATGCCGCTGACCAAGGCGCTGACAGCGTTCGGCGCCGGCGAAATCTCGCCCGCTTTGTGGGCGCATGTCGATCTCGGCAAATACCAGGTCGGCTGCGCCACCTTGCGCAACTGCTTCGTGTCGGTGCGCGGCGGCGCCTATTCGCGGCCGGGCAGCAAATTCTGCGGCCAGACCAGGCAGGCGGCGGCGGCCGCGTCGACGCCGCCGCGGCTCATTCCGTTCCAGTTCTCGACCAGCCAGGGCTACGTCCTCGAGCTCGGCGACGATTACGCACGCTTCATCGCCAACGGCGCCTATCTCACCGAGACGCCGATCGCGGTGACGGCGGCGACCAAGGCCAATCCCTGCGTGCTCGCCGCGCCGGGCCACGACTACGCCAATGGCGACTGGGTCGCGGCCGCCGGCTTCGGCGGCATGACCGAACTCAACGGCCAGACCCTCGTCGTCGCCAATGTCGGTGCCACCACGTTCTCGCTGGCCGACACGTTCGGCAATCCGATCAACTCGCTCGGCTTCCCGGCCTATACCGGCGGCGGCACGGTGGCGCGGATCTACACCATCGCGACGCCGTACGCGGCGATCGATCTGCCGTATCTGAAATGGACGCAGTCCGCCGACCTGATGTCGCTGACGTTGGTCAATGCGACGGACGCGACCGAATACGCGCCGGCGGATCTGGAACGGTTCGCCGCCAATGATTGGGCGCTGGTCGGCACCACGTTCGCCTCCTCGATCGGGGCGCCGTCGGGTGTCACCGCGGTGCCGTCCACCACGGTCGCCACGCTGGCCTCGGTCGATAATGCGCCGGCGGCGCAATACGCCTATGTGGTGACCGCGATCGACGCGGCGACCGGCGATGAGAGCGTGGCCTCGGACGTGGCCTATACGCCGGCCGACGATTCGACCGGCTCGGTCGACATCTCGATCACCGCGGGCTCGGTGCTGGTGAGCTGGTCGCCGGTCGCCGGCGCGGCGGGCTACAACGTCTACCGCGCGCCGGCGGCGCCCTGGGACACCGGCTCGAGCGGCGCCGCCGCGCCCGCCACCGTGCCGATCGGCTCGCAGTTCGGCTTTGCCGGCTCGACCAGCGGCACGCAATGGACCGACAGCAACGTGGTGCCGGACTATTCCACGGTGCCGCCGACCCACCAGAACCCGTTCGCGCCGGGCCAGATCGTCGGTATCACCGTCACCGACGGCGGCTCGGGCTATGACCAGGAGACCACCACCGCGACGGTTGTCTCCGCCACCGGATCGGGGGCGGTGCTGCTGCCGGTGGTGGTCGGCGGCGTCATCGTCGCCGTCATCATCGTCAACGCCGGCGCAAATTACCGGGCGACCGACACGATCAGCTTCAGCGGCCAGGCGGCCGGCTCCGGCGCCAGCGCAAGCTATACGGTCAGCCCGACCGATGGCGCGATTGTTGCCATCACGCTCGACTCCGGCGGCTCCGGCTACAGCGACCCGACCGTGACGCCGGCCGCCGGCGGCACCGGCGCGGTGCTCGGCGCGATCCTTCAGGGCGGCGTCATCAGCGCCATCTACATGACCAACTCCGGCGAGGGTTACAGCGCCGGCGATTTCACCATCACCGATGCGGCACCCGGGCCCGGCAGCGGTGCGACCGCGGCGCTCACGGTCGGCCCGTCGAGCGGCAATTATCCGGGCGTGGTGTCGTATTTCCAGCAGCGCCGGACTTACGCGCAGTCGCTCAACAATCCCGACACGCTGTGGGGCTCGCAGACCGGCTCCTACACCAACATGGACGCCGCCGATCCGCCGATCGATTCCGACGCGATCACCTCGAACCCGTGGGCGCAGCAGGTCAACGGCATCCAGTGGCTCGCCAACATGCCGACCGGGCTGTTGGTCGGCACCGGGCTTGATGTCTGGCTGCTGGAAGGCTCCGGCGGTCCGTACACGCCGGTGACGCCGTCGAGCGAGGACGCGATCGCACAGGAGGCCAACGGCTTCTCGCCGACGGTGCCGCCGATCAAGATCAACTATCAGCTGCTGTTCGTGCAGGCGCTCGGCTACATCGTGCGCGCGCTGAACTACAACTATTTCACCAACACCTATGCGGGCGAGGACCTCACCGTCCTCGCCAACCATCTGTTTGAAGGCCACCAGGTCCTGCAATGGGCCTGGGCGCGCGAGCCGTTCAAGATCGTGTGGTGCGTGCGCGACGACGGCGTGCTGCTGTCGCTGACCTACCTGAAAGAGCAGGAGGTCATCGCCTGGGCGCGCCACGACACCAACGGCCAGGTGGTGTCGATCGCGGTGGCCTCGGAGCCGCCGGTCGATGCGGTCTATATCGTGGTCAAGCGGTTCATTCCGGGAAAGAACGCCTACGGCTATTACGTCGAGCGGCTCGACAACCGGCTCTGGAACAATGCCGAGCAGTGCTGGTGCGTCGATGCCGGGCTGGCTTTGCCGCTCCCGACGCCCGACGCGGCGCTGACGCCGGCGGCCGCCACCGGCAACGGCGTGGTGTTCGTCGCCGCGGCCGCGGTGTTCGACGGCGTCGCGACCGGCGCCGTCGGCCAGGTCATTCGGGTCGGCGGCGGCAAGGCCACCGTCACGCAATATTTGTCGCCGACCCAGGTTGTCGCCGACATCACGCTGGCGATCACCGCGCTGACGCCGAA